CTGAAAAGCCCATCCCGACACATCTTCTATTGACAACATTCCTTCTCTATCAAGGATGGTCATACATGACGCTTCAACTTTGGCTCACAGTGGCACTCGTGACATTTTATACGTTGATACATGAAAAATTATATATCTCTTAAAAGTAGAATGAAGATTCATATCGTTGGAGCTGGGCCCACAGGGATGTCGCTCGCATGGGAATTACTCAAGTCAGGAGAACACGACGTGACTCTCTATGATCGAAAAAAATCTGCAGGTGGTTCATGGTGGGAACCAGACGAAGAAGTTAGAGATCTCCACGCACACAGGATCGTATTTGATCGTGCCTTTGTGAATACAAAGTCTCTCTTTAGTGAAATGGGTATCGATTGGGACGATATATTTCTACCAATTGATGATGGCAATGATGCATCATTTGCACTCAAATCTCTCAGTGTGAAGGACTATGGCACCTTGATACCCCTATTTGCGAAAGTACTCATACAACCAAATAAGTTCAAAAATGTATCACTAAAAGATGCAGTGGGAGAACTTTCTGAGAAGGGTCAGACTCTCCTAGAGACCCTCCCCCTTATTATGGATGGTGTCACTTGGGATGTCATGTCAGCCTATGAATTTGTTAAAAATATAGATCATGTTGGTTTATCTAAGCCATACACACAAAAGGTTTCCGGTAAAGTCATGTGTGATGCGATGGAACAAGCAGTGATGGACGCTGGTGGAAACTTTGTGTTCAAAACGGAACTTGAGAGTGTCGCGTATGGTGAAGATACATATATGGCTAAGTTTTCAAATGGTAAAATCATACAAGATGGTATGCTCTTCTTGTGTCTCGATAATAGCCCAGCCATAGGATTTCTCGCTGAAAACTGGGGTCCAGATGCAGAGAAAAAGGTGAGTGAGAGTACATACGGTGCTATCAATATTCTCCTCGACTATGAAGATCCCATCAAAATCAAATCAGATCTCGAAATTGCTGCGAAAACCAAATGGAAACTTCAACCCAAGGTTCTATCAAATGGTAAGACTGTATCATGTGTTATTTGCAATCTCACAGAGGATATTCTTAGAACGGACCCAGAAGGGTTAAAGGCTGAAGTCCTTAGGCAACTCGAACTCCAAGAACCCAAAGAGGTACGCATTGGTTGGGGCGCTAAATGGCAAGGTAAAACTTGGGAATTTACACAGTCCTCGGGAGTCCTCAGTCTTCACGGACAACTCCCTTTCTTTGGGAAGTGTCCCAAGGTTGCAATGTGTGGTATGATGTCCCCTAGGAAGACACCCTATTCGAGTATCGAGGCGGCGGTGGAAGTCTCCAGAGCTCTAAGTCATCAACATTTTGAGACGAGGGAACCTCTTCAACCTATTATTCTCTCACAAGTTTTGCTACTGATTGTGGTACTACTTATAGTTTTAATTTTAATATATCGTAACAGAAATCAATGAAGTTTTTAGGTACCGTCCATGAACCCATGTATGATTTCAATGATAAAAAGTATATCCGTTTTATAATTCCCCAAAACTCTGCAGAAATTATACAACGAATGCATACAAATAAGTTACACCTACTTCTGAATAAAAATGTGGATGACCCCCTAGATGGGAGGGTTCTAAAAGTGAAGGTGCCGTTCCGTTATAGGAGAGTGATGTGTGAGGTCAAAGGACGTCCTATTCAGTCTCTAATAAAGGATGATGAAGTTGAAATTGTAGTGGACTTTAAAGGGGTTTGGAATGTTGGTAATTATTCTGGTTTCTCTTGGACACTCTCGAGTTCCTCGACTGGTTCCTGATTAGGGTCGTTTGGAAGATCAATTGTCTTGAGACCACCCTTCTTGAACCCCTCAAAAGTCTGGAGCACACCTTGAAGTCTAAACACTTCTTGGGTAAGTTGCTCAATGTTACTACGGAGCTTCTTAATGTTATCTTCAACGACTACGGTAGGCATTTTATATCTATATAAAGTTTCAAGTCTTTAAATAAGTATAGTACGATGACAACCCTAACAAGAACTGGCTATTTGGTGAGTGAAGGGCCAATCCAAGAAATTAAAAAAGAACTTACCGTAAGACCCGTGGTCAATGGGGACTATGGATTTCCTCCACCACCTTTCAAGGTTTTCAGACCAACTAAGAATGGAGTCTGCATTCCAAGATTCTATGGAACTGATAAGCTTGGGGAGCCTCGGGAAGACAAACGTCCCGAACCAGCCCATATCAAAACCAAATTCGTTGGACAACTCCGAGATGCTACACATCAAAATGAGGCACTCACAGCAGCAATTAAAGCAGGGCATGGTGTCCTTTCTCTACCATGTGGCTACGGTAAAACGACGGTATCCTTGGCCATAGCGTGTAAGTTGGGATACAGGACCATGATTGTCGTACATAAACAGTTCCTAGCTGACCAGTGGAGGGAGCGTATCCAACAATTCTGTCCAGGTGCCACGATTGGTGTAGTACAACAGGACAAAAAAGAGGTTGAGTGTGATTTTGTCATTGCGATGCTCCAGTCGTTGTCCCTGAAGGAATATAGCTTTGCAGACTTTGACTCAGTAGGAACGCTCATCGTAGATGAGGCGCATCATATTTGTGCTAAAGTTTTTAGTCAGAGTTTATTTAAACTCTGTCCACGACATATTTATGGACTTTCTGCAACACCAGAGAGGAAGGATGGTCTCACAAAGGTTCTTCATTGGTTCATGGGACCAACATTCTTCGCAGTTGAGAGAAAAAACCAGGAACAGGTTGAGGTATTTCCAATCACATTCGATTCACCAAACTATAGAAATCCACCACCCTCGATGCGAAACGGAAAAATCTCCATGCCCAACATGATTACAGAAGTTGTCGAGGATCGAGCGAGGAACCAAATGCTTGTTGAGTTGGTGAAGAAAGCATCAGCTGGCACGAGGCAGTTACTAGTTCTAAGTGATCGCCGACAACATTGTGAGTTCCTTCATCAATGTTTCCCCAAAACCTCAGGACTCTACATGGGTGGCATGAAAGAGGCTGCCCTTCAGGAGTCCTCTAAGAAAAAGATCATCTTCGCGACGTTCAGTCAAGCCCATGAGGGTCTAGACATTCCCACTCTAGACACGGTCATTCTAGCATCACCCAAATCTGATATCACTCAAAGTATTGGGAGAATTATGAGAGAGACGAAGGGTAAGAAGAATGATCCCCACATCTATGATGTTCATGATCCTTGGTCAATCTTCACAGCGATGTATTTCAAGAGAATGAAAATCTATAGACAAGGTGGTTTCAAAATACATGGGAAGCATGTCGAAGAAAAGAAGAGTGACTTCCCTCAGGGAAAGTGTCTGTTTTTATAATCTAAATAATAATTAAATGTCTGGTGCATTAATACAACTTGTCTCAAAAGGTGTTCAAGATGTATATCTGACAAGTGAGGAGGGGCATTCATTTTTCCGTACAAAATTTACACGGCACACGAACTTCTCTCAAGCTCCTAAATATATCAAAACTATTTCTGATAGTGACACATCTATTACTATCCCAGTTTTAGGTGATGTTATCAACGGACTTTGGTTTGAGTCGGGTAGTAGCAGTGGTGATAACATTGCATCGAACCTTTTTTTCAATTCGACGATCGATATTTTCATAGGTGGTCAAAAAATCGATTCCCAACATTTTGATTATTACAGTGAAATATGGCCAAATTACCTAGCTGATACATACAACAAGTCACAAGAACTCAATAATAAGGCTTCTTTATCCAATAAATATTTTGTACCCCTCCACTTTTTCTTCTGTGATCACAAGGCATTCTTACCCCTAGTAGCACTCCAAAATCATCAAGTTGAAATACGAATCAATTTTGATCCAGCTACAATTGCAATCATCCCAGCATCTGAAAAGAAAGCTATTATGTATGGGAACTACATCTATTTAGATACAGAGGAGAGAGAAAGACTTGTAAAACGTTCTCTAGACCTTGTCATTACACAGACACAACGAATTGAATTCCCTCTCAACAGTGTTCTCGATAATCAAACGGATTCAGGTGGATACAATACCCTAGATATTTCTAGTTTCAATCATCCAGTGAAGTCACTCTTCTTCGGATTTGGGACATCTCAAACCAACCCCGCAGTGGATCGTTTCACATTCAAAACCGCTGATATATACATCAATGGGACATCACTCCTAGAAAATATGAGCCCAGTCTATTTTCATACAGCACAAAACTATTACAAATCGATATATGGTAAGACACATTTCAATATGCCCAGTCACTCACCAACATTGACACGATACTACGCCTATCACTTTTGTATGAACGCCTCGGATTACAATCCATCTGGGTCGTGTAATTTTAGTCGCCTCGATAACGCAAAACTCATAATCCGTGGTGTGGAGGCTGTAAATCGTTCATATGTATATGTCTATGCTGTAAACTATAATGTTCTCAGGATCAAGGATGGTTTAGCTGGAATTTTATTCGGTAATTAATGTATATGGCGACACAAGCGGATGGCATTCTCGTCACAGCTGGCCAAATTTATGTCAGTAGTTTAGATGCTGCACCCAGAGAGCAAGATATTATTTCGGGTGTTGCGAGTATCCAAGCTGGTGAGATCAAAGCGGATGAGATTACAGTCTCAAATCTTAACATGTCAGGTTCTCTAACTGCCACTGGTGATATGGATCTTACTGCTTTCACAAATGTTTTTCAAATGAGTGTGAAACAAATGGGTATAGATGTTATCACCCCAAGTCACGATTTTCAAGTTGGTGTATCTGATGTTATCATTGA